ACCTGGGGGCTATGACTATATTGGCGGCGTCCCATCTGGTGAAGTAAACTACGGTCCTGCCCCTGGCTTCCCTAAGAAGGAAGATGACGGTGATGGTGGTGACGGCAGCGGTGACGGCAGCGGTGATGGCAGCGGTGATGGCAGCGGTGACGGCAGCGGTGACGGCAGCGGTGACGGTGACCAAAGCGCCAACGATTTCTTCAAGAGTAAAGGTGGTACGGACGAAAACTTTTTTCAGAGGGATGGAAAGTGGTTCTTTACTCTTCCTTCTGAGCTAGGAGGTGGGGAGACTGAGGTGCCGATGACTCCTGCGCTTAAACAATACTTAGAAAGTATCGGCGCTATAACTACTCCTGACAGCACTACCAAACCTGACAGCACTACCAAACCTGACAGCACTACCAAGCCTGATGATACTACCAAGCCTGATGATACTACCAAACCTGACAGTACTACCTTCGATTCTTCAAAGGTTGTAGATTTAGGGGAGGCGGATTCCCAAGGGATTAACTCTCAGTATGGGGACTACTACTCTCAAGCGATGAAAAGCGGAATGACAGAGGAGGATTGGGTAAGCTCACCTATGTTTGGTGGTTTTGAAAATGCAATTATTAATGACTATGTAAGATCCTCTTCATCGAGTAATGACCCAACTTCTTTGCTGAAAGAGGCGGATAGGCAGAATACAAGAACAGGTGTGTATTCAGCGTCAGCGAAAAGAATATCTAGTGCTTTAACAAAGGCTGCGACAGATATGATTATGAAAAAATTTCGCCAAGAAAGCATGTAATGAAAAGCGCCGTCAATAAGGCGGGTAATTATACAAAGCCCGCGATGCGTAAAAAACTTTTTGCCAAGATAAAGGCTGGCACTAAGGGCGGAGGTGCCGGGAAGTGGTCTGCTCGTAAGGCTCAGTTGCTAGCAGTTCAATATAAAAAAGCAGGAGGAGGATACCGTGGCTAAAGGTGTACCGGGATACTTTAAAGATGGGTCAGTTTACAATGGTCCTGCACACAAGATGCCCAATGGAGATCTTCATTCTGGTAAGACCCACACCCAAGGAAGCAAGAAACTTTTCCACCTAAAAGAACTATCTAAGACAACCCAGAAAAAACTTTTTAGTAAGAAAAAATAATGCCTATCACCAGAGCGAGTATGGGAAAACAATTAAAAGATTCCCAGAAAAGCCTAAAGAAATGGACTAAGCAGGAGTGGGGAACCAAGTCTGGAAAACCCTCGACGCAGGGCAAGAAGGCTACAGGTGAACGCTATCTACCAAAGAAAGCTAGAGAAGCTCTGAGTAAGGCTGAGTACGCAGCTACGAGCAGGAAGAAAAAGAAGGACATCAAGAAGGGGAAGCCGGTTTCAAAGCAACCCAAGAAGATTGCAAAGAAAACAAGGAAGTACCGGACATGAGCTTAACTGATGCCGAGAAGGGTAGGCTAAAGAAAGTTGGGTTGACTGGGTTAAACAAACCCAAGATGACTCCGTCTCATAAAAGCAAGAAGGGTGTTGTCGCGGTGAGGGATGGCGGCAAGGTTAAGGTTATTAGGTTTGGTGCCAAGGGTATGGGGCACAACTACAGCCCAGAGGCGAGGAAATCTTTCAAGGCTAGGCACGGGAAAAATATTGCCAAGGGTAAGATATCGGCAGCGTACTGGGCGGATAAGGTTCTCTGGGGTGGTCCAAGTGCGAGAAAGAAGTCTCCACCAAAGTCACAAAAAAATAGGTTCGGATAATGTTTGTCGATAGCTTTGCCCAGTACATACAGAAAGTAACAAACGCTAAGTTAGACGTAACGGGAACGGGCGTTACTACTTTATACACAGCGCCAACCGCTGCATCCTTTGTGATCATCAACTCTATCCTTGTTTCTGAAGACACGGGTAATGCTGACACACTAACGGTGACCCTTACAAACGGGTCGTCTGTGTTTAGTTTGTTTAAGACGGCGGCCATCGGCGCGAACGGGACCGTTGAATTGTTACTGAAGGATTTAGTATTGCAGCCTACGGAGATATTAAAAGTCACTGCGGCCACAGGGAACAGGCTTCATGTGGTTGCTGGAGTACAGGAGTTTGTGCGCTCGGTCGCCGGTAGGGTGCCTCAATATAATAATTACTAGGCTAAAGATTTAAGGATCAACAGGGGGCAAGTGCCCGAGGATACTGAATGTCAGCCAAAATGCTTACGCCAGAGATGTTGCAACAAGCGATTGATCTCTTCGTTGTCCACGGCAGCAAGACCGCTGCTGCGCGGGTATCTAAAATACCCAACACCACGTACAATAGTAGATACTCCGAAGCCGTAATGCGGGGGTACACGCCCTCATCTGGTGCGTTAGCTCAGGCTGATGTGTCTTCTAACGACCTTAGAGCGCAGATAGAAAACTTAAAAAGCCAGCTTTCTGCAAACCAAACTCACGTTGAGGTTCCCCCTGTTGTTATCAAGCCGCACTACACAGTCAGAACAGATCGCGGTAGCGGCGAGAAGATCAGGATATGTGCGATTGGCGATGCTCACGATAGCCCTAAGATCCCAAACAAAGAAAGGTTTGAGTGGATAGGGGCACACATTAAAGCCACTAAGCCCGACGTTGTTGTACAGATCGGAGACTTTCTAACGCTAGACAGCTTGAATAACTACGAACCAAACGAGACCTTTGCAGGTAAACTGAAGCCAACTTTTCAAGCGGACGTAGGGTCATTCATAGAGGCTCTTGGTGCGATGGATATTGATGGGCCTGAGCTACATTGCACACTAGGTAATCACGAGCAGCGACTCTTCGCATATGAGAACAACCACCCAGAAGTTTACGGCATGATGCAAATTGAATTGCAGGGTGCGTTTGAAAGGTTCGGATGGACCTTCTCTCCATACAAATTCATTCAGAAATATGGCGGGGTAGGGTTCACACACTCAGCAACAAACTCGATGGGCCGTGCGTATGGTGGTAAGAATAGTGAGAACAGCATCGCTAATGATTCTTTATTTGATTTGGTGATAGGCCACTCACATCGGAGACGCTTGGTCAGGGTTCCAAAGATAGGGGACGACAACAACCTAGCGGTCTTGAACCTGGGGTGCGCTCTTCCTGATGGGTTCATCGAGTCCTATGCTCGACATTCCAGCACGGGCTGGAGCTTTGGTATATACGATCTAACAATCCAGCACGGTAGCCTTCAATCTGAAAGCTTCATACCTATGGCGGAACTGGGAAGCCTTTATGGAAGGGTTCGTCGGAGTAGTAGAAAAGACTTTTCGGAACCTGTGGACAATAACCTAATGGATAATTAGATCTAATAAGAAAGGCTGAGTTATGGTAGCCCCGATAGTAAGTAATGCGATCACGTCAATTCTAACAAACACACGTACCGCCGCCCAGAGTGAACTCATACAGACTGCTGCTGAGATGGCGGAAGACATGCCTGACATTATCGGCTATGCTATAGTGATGTGGGACGCAAATGACTCTTTGAGTTTCGTTGAGCCTTGGCCCTATTCTCCCGCAGATGTTGGCACTATTATTAAAGAAAACGTTAACGACTTCCTGACATCAGAGGATTGATTGGTATGATATTTGGCAGTATCCTTAGTGCCGTAGGCGGAATAGCAACGGCGTACTTGGAGAATAAGGTTCAGCAAACCAAGGCCCAGGGTGTTTTGAACGTAGCAATCGAAGAGCGCAAGACTAAGATGGCTACTGGAGAGATCGACTGGGATCACACGATGGCTGAAGCCAGCAAAGATAGCTGGAAAGACGAGTATATTTTACTCTTATGGAGCATACCGCTGGTGCTTAGTTTTACTGGAGAGGCTGGAGTATCCATTGTCATGCGCGGCTTTGAGGCACTAGCTCAGGCACCAACCTTCTACACAGCAAGCCTGGGAATTATGGTCGGCGCATCCTTCGGCGTGAAGAGCGCAGCTAAACTGTTTAAAAAATAAATAGGATTAACAAATGACACAGATAAAAACACAGATAAAAACTTGGTTCCTGGGCCTTAAAACCCCCGTGAAAATTTTTGTTAGCGCGGTTGTTTTGATTATCGTCGCCGCTCTAGTCCAAGCTGCGCTAGGTCTGTAATGGGCTGGAGTTTTAATGGCAAAAATTATCAAGGGCTATGACTAAAAGACCTTATGCTCTCATGAATATGCCTGTGCCGATCAAGGATCGCACGGAAGCGTTGCCTGATAGTGACGCTAAGGAGTCGTCACCCAAACCGCCTCCCCACCCAACAAAGAAAAAGTAAAGTGTGAGGGAAGAGGTTACCCCCTTCCCTCGACACTCTCAGGGACGCTAAGACTCAAGAGCTTCCTTCATCTCATCTGCTATAAATTCTCTAAACTCTTTGCCATCAATTTGAGCTTTGCCTTTTATGGCAGTGCATTCGGAAATCCAATCATAACAATCTTGAACTCCGTGGTTGTATGTCTTGCCCTGGACGTAATTTATAACGGCCTGTCGTACATGATAGGCTACAGATCTTTCATCATCCTTAGCCACTGCCACAAGCGTATCGTACATCAAGGTCTCAATTTGAAACGTAAAAAGTTTTACGTCCTCTTTAAAATTTGGCTGCCTAGTTTTCATAGTTCACCTTTGTTTGCGGTATGTTTATTCTCCCTGTTAAAATGGAAGGTCATCGTCCGGTATTGACTGTGGCTCTGGTGCTGCTTTTTTATACGATTGAACGTAAGGTTCGCCGTCGCTAGTTTTTCTTTTGCGTTGAGGGGAAAGCTCCAGACTAAACCAATCGTTATTAGACCCATCGGTTTTCTTCCAGGCAGCAATCCTTACGGTTGCCTCTTCCTTATTCTTAGCTAGCTCGACCAACTCCTTCAGGATATCTACCCCAATAGTAACCTTGCCGGTGAAGGTTGGGTGTTTGTCTGAGGTGGCATCCTTGTTTGTCCAAAGGCCACCTCTATTATTGTTGTTGTATTCAGGCATCGTTATTCTCCACTTCTTTTTCTTTGGTTTCTAATTCTAACGCCCTGTCCTTAAAGATCTGAACGATAGCGTCGTAGGTTGGTTTGTTCTCAGCCTTCTGTTTTGCAATGGACTCAGCGTTGTCTTTCCACCAGTCCTTGAGTTGTTCTTTTGTTTCACATGAAACAGAGAAGGTTTTAAATATTTTCGTAGCCAATTTGTTTTCAACAGGGGCTTTTGTTTTGTTGTTGATGGCGTTGTCTACCTCAAATGATGAGGCGTATTCTCCACCAGACAAGCCTACGCAGCTCAAAGCCCTGCCGATTGATGACGTGACACAGTTCTCTAGGGCTGATGTCTTGTTTACCGGGCCTTGATTTCTATACTCCTCTGCGAAATCATTACCCACCAGCTTATCGCAAATAAATATTTTGGTGCCGACGACAACCTTAGTGTCTGTCATCTCAATGATCTCATTCTCGATGCGACCATCTATACCCACGGCTTTCCAGAAGTATTCGTTTCTTCTCGCAACCGTAGCGTAGAGCTTACCTTTAATATTAACCTTAGCCTCATCAGGCATACTCTCTACAAGTTTTATGCCACGAATGATGGGGTCTGTTTCCCCTACGTCTTCGTTCTTACTTGGGGTTGGCTCATTTTTCTTTGTCATTTTGTCTCCATTGCTTGTTCACAAAATTTGAAGGCATCACAGTAGTTAGCACAACGATTGTACTTAACCGTCCGTGACTCGACGTAAGCGGTTGGAATATCATCTGCGTATTCCTGCGCTTCTTTGGCTGCGTCAAACAATTTGACAGCAGTTTTCCTATTGGGTTTCATAACGGCAAACCCACCACCCATAGACCACCTATCTTTTTCGGAACACTTAGGTGTTTCACCTGTCTCCTTGAAGGTAGCTAGTGCGTTCTGGTACTCACTAACCTTGGTCTCGATAAATTCTTTCTGTTCTTCCTCTGACCAAAGGGGAATTTCAATATCGACAACCCAACTCTGGGGGTAGTTAGTTCGCCCAAGATTGTTTCTATTAAAATCTCTGACGATTGCAGTCACAAAAAGATTCTTCACGTCGAGGTCGAGTGTATCCCCCGCGTTTGTTTTGCCGTGCCTTGCTAGATAGGCGTAACAATTTAACTGCTGTGCCCACTCATCCTTTGGATTGAACGTGGAGTAGGCACCAGTAAATTTATAGTCTTGTATCGACCAACTTTTATTGACCCAAACGCTGCCGCTATTTTTATACACCCTAAATTTATTAGGCTCTTTGAATATCCTGTCAGGCTGTCCGCTGACCACCGTGCCGTTGACCTCTATGTACAGCCGTTCCTCAGCCAAGGACAAAGGGTTGCCAGGGTCCGTCAGGGCAAGGGCCTCGTGAACCGCGCTACCCAAAATGCTAGGCAGTAAATTATTCAGGTCTGTCTGGACGTTATCTATGTTCGCATCACGCAACAATGTTATCTGCAATGGGTTTATCAATTCAGTTATAGAAACCTTGTGATCCCAAGGGTCTCCGCTCTCACGAGACTCGATGCTCTGCTGCCGCTGCTTATTATATCTCTCATGCAACCTTAGAAACACATCGTCTATGCCAGAATTATTTGTTACAATCATATGCCACCTTTTTCCCTGGATTATTTATTCTAAGTATATATAAATAACAATGCGGAATTGTAAAGGGTAGAAATAAATAATGAAGTTCACGATTTTTGGTCAGCCCTGTAGCAAGGCGAACAGCAGGAGGCTCGTGCGGTTTGGCAACAAGCCAGCGTTTATTAAAAGCGTGAAGGCACTGCAATACGAAAAGGATTTCGCGGCACAATGTCCAAAGCGTAGCGAATTATTTGAGAGAGATGTCTCGGTCACAATAACTATTTATTATGAATCGCGTAGGCCAGATCTCGACGAGTCGGTTATTTTAGATTGTATGCAAGATTACATCTACAAGAATGATCGGCAGGTCAAAGAGAAGCATATCTTCTGGGGTGGCGTGGACAAGAAGAACTCTCGCGCTGACATTGAAGTGGAGGAGATCGGTGAGTGAATGTCGTGTGTGCCAAGGCACACAGCATGTTTTGTTGAACGACGCGGCTGCATTGAGGCACACGATTATGCGCTGCCCAATTTGCAATACGCCGAAGAATGATGAGCAAGGTATTGTCTGGGAGGACGGCGGGTATGAGGGAACAGTGGCAGAATTTAATAAAATCAAACACAAAGCTCGGGACAAACCGGATTAAATGTCCCGCATGTAGCGGACAAAGAAAGAAAAAAAACGAGCGCAGCTTATCGGCTACGGTCTATGTGGATCGCATCGTCTACCAGTGCCACCACTGCGAACTCAACGGGGCGTTCGGCACTAGCTCAACACCGTATCAATTTGACCTGGAGCGATTTAAAAAAATGAGCATTCCAAAAATGAAAACAAACGACACCTGTTCTTACCTAAAGGACAGGAAGATACTCTCCAAAAGTCTAAAAAAATATAAGGTTTATACGACTAATAAATTCTTTCCGTCGTGCGAAAAGGAAATGGAGGCGATAGCTTTTCCTTATCATAATGAAGAAGC